GGGTAGTATCCTTGTGTATATTTTAAATCATTAAATAAATATAGGTAAGATCTTTATTCATTGGATAATACACGGAGTTGCTACTGTCTCAAATTTTAAGGTATCGACACCGATTTGTCAACAGCACAGGGACGAGATCACCATTACCACACACATTTGACAAACATTTGAGTTTCCTATATAATATACACATGGGACAGTTACCCATAGTTTTCCACAGGTGTGGAGAACCAGTAGAGACATAATTGCCTTAATTGCCTAGACCATTTTGCCCTTATTGCCTCTCATGCAAATGACTAAAACAATCACCCTAGAGACCACCCCACCTGTTAGTGTTAAGATCTGGGAAAAGAACAGGAAACACTTTTGGGCGTATGACTATCCAGGATGCAGTAAGAACGGAGCATTTCGGAGTTATCAACAGGCACTTGAGGATGCTTACGAGTTCTCTACTACACTCTAATGCAAATCCCTAGTAACCTAGAATTTCTCATGGAATTGTATGACCTTGGGAGTCTACCACCTGATGAACAGATAGAACTCGCACAGGGTCTAATCGACTATGGACTGGTAGATGATCTCAGACAATACCAACCCCTATGCGACTACTTCATTGCTGAGGGTCTATGCTATGATGTACACGTGGGAGACGAGAGTATAAATACTCAGGGCAGTTAGGACAGGGTAATTTACGTATATTAAAAAAGTACCTTCTTCTTAAGCTATAAACGTATCCCAGAGGGGTCGTGATATCTAATGCATATCAAAAATATTTTCGGTATATAAAAATTCCCCATAGGTAAAAAATGAGAGAGAAGGATCAAAGGAAGTATGCGAAGAAGTTAATAAAACTTGCAAAGAAGTCCCCAGAGTGTTATACTAAGGGTGACGTAAGATTTGCCAAACTCATTAAGAGTCGCCTCAAGAAAAAGGATGACAAGACCAACGTATGACGTAGTGTGGAACAAGTGGAAGGACTACGTGAACCTCCCATGGTGGAAACAGAAGCAAAACATCGGAGGATGCTATGGAGTGATACTGAAGTTCTATGAAGAACAGTATGGTATACCTCTATATGATTATCCGAGTGAGAAGAAGTACTACTTTAAGACTGACTATATACACTCTGCTGCACCGAATGGGAGTACGATAATATATCAGGGAGATAATATGACATCCTTTGATCATCATATAATGAAGGAAGGGGATGTTATTATCATGCGTCTATACATAGAACCTCTACAAGGGGGGTATAGGAACGCTGAAGGGCATCGTTTGTGCAATCATATTGGAATATACCTAGAGGGAGGTTATATGCTACATCACCCATACCAAGGGCAGTCTACCATTATAGACTTAGAGGGAGATGGGGCAATGTATCTGTCATATGCTGAGTTGGTACTTCGTAAAAAAGAAATACCTACATAGAAATGAATACAAAGATACTATGTTAATGTCTGATAGATATGCAATGCATCTAGAGGTTGACGATGATGGGGATTATTTCATGAAGATCCCAGAAGATTTGGTCAATGATCTAAGATGGGTAGAGGGAGATACACTGGACTTCGAAGAAGATATAGATGGCACTGTAATCCTTACGAAAGTACAAAAAAAATCACCGTAAAAATAACCGTCGTTACCTTAAAGTTATTATGGAAGAATTCTTAGACCAGTATAAGGAACATATGGAGATGATTAGTAAGGGACTCGAAAACCTTGCTAAGAGAATCGAAACACTGGAAGAAGGAATGAGTCACTTACCACCGCCAGGTGCTGATATGGTAAAGTATAAACCTGAGGGATATGCTGACCACTTAAATCTTGCTGAATTGTTTGACGATCTATATACCCGCCTAAATATGTTGGAGAGACGTATTAAGGAAGTGGAGTAGTGCCATCCTATATTTTAGAAACAGGTAGGAGTTATCCTAACGTAGTGACCAGTAGCACCTTTGCTGCTGACTACCAACGTCCTGCTGATAGTAGATACCAGTCACATGACAATCACAGTGGTCCAGGTACCAACTATAATATTACATTTAACGGATTCGGTCCTGGTTCTCTAATAGCAGGAAAGGATGTAGTCTTATATTTGGGTGATGATGATGAAACCTGTGTAGGATCAACCTGTGATGGTGCTCGTCTACCAATTTATAGATGGTATCGTAGTAAATATCAAGATCATACCTTTACACAACAGAAAGTATTAGACCATACTAGGGATTTTCCTGGTGATGGTAATGCAAAGAAGGTCATGAAGGGTTATAATAGAGAACCTCGTGACGGAAGAGCAGTATATCATATAGCAAGAAAGGCAGCAACTGGTACAACAGCGTTGTATGTTCATTATAATGCAACTCTGAACGACTCAATGCTGTCTACAAATGCAACTCCTCCTTCTGGATATGCATTAAGAGAGAGGATTGGTTATATTTGGACAAGTTCATCCAATGCAGATGTATATAAAGCAGTTAGTGAGACAGTAAAACCTCTTTACGAGTATTACTATCAGTCAAATACGATGAAGAGGGATCACTTCTATACGATTGATCCTACAAATGAGGTAAATTTACAGACAGGAATAGCAGGAGTACCTGATTGCAAGGATCCTAGAGACCAATCGTACACATATGTTGGGATAGTAGGCTATTGTTTTGAGTTAAACAAGGCAAGTAGTGCAGTTACTACCTATGCTGACATTGGATCTATAGGTCCAACAGGAGAATGTAACGTAAATAGATCGAATTGGTACCAATGGAACAATGACTGGACACTCTTAAAGTATCTCCGAGAGCAGAATGGCGTACCTGCGGTGCAAGGTTGGGGTAATCCTGACAATGTAGCTGGTGTTAATACCACAGATGCACTGTTTGAGTGGTTCTATGGAAGGAATGGTGCAGTAAAAGCAGCACTTCCCCGCTATCTTTCATTCGAGCAGTCGTATGATTCGCAGTTTATATACTATTTGTATGACACAGCGTACCCATGGAACGGTCCTATCTATGGAATTAACTTCAGTTTGAGTGATGCAGCGTGTTGTCCTAACGATCTTGACTATTCAGACTGCCCAGTTTGTGTTCCTGTACCTGTAGAGTACAGTAGATTCTATGAAATAAGGTCAGACTCATGGGAAACACTCAAAACTAAGATGACTATAAGTGATCTGAAGTCTAAAAATGTCAATGAATCCTTCTTAGTAGCGGATACAGTCAGTCGAAGAATCCTTTTTAGGTACACAACGACCACTGGATCCTTCTTTATAGGGGAAAAGATCAACGGATGGGACATTACACAGATCAGATACTTCGGTGATGAACTAAAAGTGGGGTATATGGAGCTGAGTGGGGAAGGAAATGAGTTCACATATCAACAAGCATTCACTTCTACCGACAATGGTGGTATACAAGTACTAGCTGGATACGGTATAAAGGACAAAGGAGCGTTCTTTGGTGTCTATGAGTTCCCTAAAAAGATAACTTACTACAAAGTTGAGATAGATCCACGCCAATTGATTGCTAATCGTACACTTGATACTGCAGATATAAGAGCAAATATAAATTCAGAGGGTCAAGTTGAGAGTGTAGAGATCATTAATGGTGGAATGGGGTATGCTCAACCTCTTATTGACATCGAACAACCTGCTGTTTTGACTGAAAGGTCTGCAAATGACAATGCAAGGAAGACTTTACACAACATGGGAGGGTGGGATCAGACAATGATGGACTCTCCTAACGATCCTGTGAACAATCCATACGGTGAAAAGAACAATTTTAGCTTTAAGGACATCAAAAAGAAGCAGTCTGCTGTTCTAGAAGAGGATATGTCGCAGAGTTTTAACGAAAGAGAGAACTTAATACCTTATGGTAACGGTGCTCAGAGGGGAGAAGTGCAAATATCAGGCACAGATGCCCAAGTTGATGTGGGAAATAAGCAATTAAGAAGAGCAACAGGTGAAGGAAAAGGTAAAACTCCCCTTAAGAAGGCAGAAATAGAGATAACACAGCTAGATGAGAACGGATCGATCATAGAATTGCTTATAAAGAACCGTGGTAGTGGTTATGATCCTGATCCAAACAACAGACCTGCGGTATTTGTGGTCGATGCTGAGAAGGATACGTATACTAATCGTGGTCCTAACGTAAATTTATCAACTAAAACGTTTAAAAACAACATTAGAGCAGAGAATGGACTCAAAGAGAAGATAACTTCGGGTACAGATGCGTCAAGTGAGGAGATAGATCAGATGGATGACGGTATCATAGGTGGTTTTAACACTATGATGAACGGATTTACCACAAAGTACCCTACTGGTTACCTCAGAATTAAGGAAATTGACGATGAGCACACTAACTTATGCTCAAACTTCCCCGCAAGTTGCATAAACATCGAGATTCCTGGTATTTTCGAAGACGCATTGTTCACTGCAGAGGATGTAAGAGGTCCGACTAAGTATTCTGATTCATTTAAAGAGATGATGACCAACCAATACCCCGATATGCTTGGTGGAGTACGTCAAACTGACAAAAAGAGTGGTGACTTTAGTGATCTATGGGGTTGGAACAACAAACAGAGCTGTATAAATCTACCTCAACCTAAGTTATACACCGCTACACGCTTTTTTGAGATACCATGCCCCTATACTGAGTTGGATGAAGAGAAGAAACAGAAGGCATATGGGTATATGGTGTACAAATATTGTGCATCAAGTGCAGAGAGAGCTAGTTTTAAGGTTTCGATGGCATTAGAGGGGCATACAACAGGTCCTCAGGGGCAAGATTTCATGAACTTCCTAAGAAATCTGCCAGAACCTAATTTAACATGGACTAGAGACTCAGGACCAGGTGGAAATAGCAAATGTTGGCCATGTAAACGAGGTGATATTGAGGGTAGATGCTATCGTGACCCAAGTAATGCGTCTGATATTGTATTTGTGCCTGTTGGTAGTGATGAAAACACCTATGATTATAACAGAGGAGGGTTTTCGGAGTATGAACAGTTTAAAACTTGGTTAGGTGACAATTTATCTTCCCATAATCCCAATACGCAAGTTGGTTGGATTGCTCATGAGGAAGATCCTGAGACTGGGCAGGAACTTGATGTACGATATTGGAACTATACGAATATACAAGTAGCCATGCCCGTAGGTGGAGTACCTCCTAATGAGTGTTGGGACACCTATCTCCGTCATTCTAGTAATACTAATGGATGCTTAGATGTGTATTGCGGATATAACCCTGCAAATCCAGGTACTAATAAAACTGCATCTACGGGATACTGGGGAGTTGGGTATATTGCCAATCCTCCTTGTACTGGAGGGCAACTAGCACTTGACTTTGTATCTGACGCAGCGATAGCAGTTAACCCTAAGTTGTGTAGTGAGTTTGAGTTGCTCCTTGGACCGTTTAATGGTACAATGTCAGTATTAAACTATAATACAGGATCGACACTCACTTATGGTGATGCAGTCCGTAACTTCGGTAACCCATATTTCAGTGAATGCGATCTAGTATTCGGAACCATGACTAGTATTACTAATCCTGGTACTCTAATAGATAACTCAAAGCGGGTTGCAGCACCTTCTTTCGACCCTACGGATTCGGATAGGGAGGAATATGACGAAGAGTATAAAATTCCCGACAGTCATTACACAACGGATTAGATGGCATACGGTTTCCTATTACCAGTAGCACCTATTACAGGTTTACCTTGTAGCGGACATGGCATATGCATTCCGTCTACGGTTCATTGTGTCATGGGATGTGCTGGTCCTCCACCAATGTATCCTATCAAGATCAAACAGTATACTTGTTGGTGGCCACCACTAGCACTTATACCTTTCGGTCCTCTGAATCCACTAAAGGCAACAGTGCTTACAAACTTCTTACCGACCATGACGTTCGGTGATAGGTTTATAAATCATCCGTCGCCATGCACGAACATTGTAATACACATGTGTCCGTGTGGTAAATCCGTGTGTCCAAAACCAACTCCGTATCCATGTTCGGTATTAACGATCGAAGACGGGGGAGTCGGACATACCCGTATACTCATTGCACAGAGTAAGACGGTATTTGTAACCAAACTACCAATCGGTAGAATATATGATCCATTAGGTATCGGGTTTCCTGGTTTCTCTTGGCCATGTTCATCAGTGGTTGCATATGGGTCACCAAATGTGCTATCATCATAATAACTAATTAATTACTATGGCAGTTAGAACCAAAGAAGGCTCATGGGGAGCATCAATCTATGTTGAGAAGAATAGGAAGAAGACAAAACAAGGTAGTAGCATGAATACAAAGTATTCTGCGACATCTCGCAACCATGCAAAGAAGAAATATAGAGGTCAGGGTAAGTAATGGATACTCAAGCGATGTCAGCAGGAGGTGGAACAACCTCCGACATACAAGCACAGAGAGATGCTATTCCACCTATGAAGGTAAATAAGATGAATTTGTTATCAGATGCATTTAAAGAAGAACTTAAACAACTCATTAACGAAGTCTTAGACGAGAGAGAACTCCGAGTAAAACTTAATGGTCCTTATGATTTTCCAGAGGATGAAGGGGAGTTAGTTATAACTGATGATGATCTTGATGGGGGAACTGAATGGCTTTATAGAGGCACATATTAGTTTTTCTTAAAACTCGTCTAAATAACTATTGTTACAGTAAAAGCACTAGTGCCAGCTTATAGATTTAGATCTGAGAAGTTTTTTAGTAGAGGGTTTAAGGACTTAGCAATTTCCTTAAAGGCAAATCCTAATACTAAAGATTTTAGTGCTGTGAGAAATGAGAATGCCATAAAGCAGTCTGTTCGTAATTTAGTTTTAACTCAATTTGGTGAAAGACCATATCAATATGATATTGGATCTAGGGTAACTGGGTTGTTGTTCGAACCTTTTGATGTTTTCCTTGCTGAAGACCTTAGAGACGAAATTTATAATACTATCCAAAGACTAGAACCAAGAGTCGAAGTGGATGCGGTGAACGTTCGAGAGGGAATCGATGAAAACTCGATTGATATAGGTATTCGATATACAATTATCGGACAACAACAGAGTCAAACTGTGGAATTCCTGTTAGAGAGAACGTAAATGCCAGCCACACCATCAGAATTAACGTCACTGGACTTCTTTGAGATCAAGGAGTCTATAAAGTCGTACCTAAGAACTCGTGATGAGTTCACTGACTACGACTTCGAGGGATCTGCTGCATCCTACATGATTGATATACTTGCTTACAACACGTATTACACATCATTTAATGCCAACATGTCTATGAACGAGGCATTCTTGGAATCAGCGACCGTAAGAGATAATATCGTAAGAGTAGCGAAGCAGTTAGGATATACACCAAGATCAATTAAGGCATCTAAGGCATGTGTGAGGATGGCAGTGCAGACTGCACTGATTGCAGGGGGTCAAACCTACCCTGATACTGTTACTATTAAGAAGGGTGATGTATTTGTGTCTAAAAACACGAATGACACATACACTTACTGCTTGATGCAAGATACTACTGTAGCAGTTGATCAGAATACTGGAATTGCCAACTTTGCTCAGGTTATAATTTATCAAGGTAACTTATTAACCTTTAATTACACTGTTGATGATACTAGAAAGCAAGAATTTGTAATTCCATCAGAATCTGTTGATACTGAACTACTAACTGTCTCTGTAAAACCATCAGAGCAGTCTGTAGAGATTGACCAGTACTCAATATCATCTAACGTAGTAGATATGACTGCTACATCTAGAAATTACTTCTTAGAAGAGACTGAAGACCTTAGATATAAGGTAATTTTCGGTGATGGAGTTCTAGGACGTAAATTAATCGATAATGAATTTGTAATGCTGCAATATGTGACGACTGCAGGTACAGAAGCAAACGGATGTACCAAGTTTTCATTCATTGGTCGTGCAGTAGACTCTACTAATCGTCCTATACCTCCTTCTAGCATGTCTCTAGCGACTATAGACGGTAGTCAAGACGGTACAGACAGAGAATCGGCACTAGGTATCAAATTCCGTGCTCCAAGGCAGTTCTCGACCCAATCTAGGGCGGTTACAGAAGACGACTACGCTTATATCGTCTCTGACCTATATCCTCAAGCAGCAGCAGTTACTGCATATGGTGGAGAGAAGTTAAGTCCTCCTGTATACGGTAAAGTATACATTGCTGTTAGATCAAAATCAGGTGTTAACCTTAATACCACTACAAAGACACGTATTAAGAACCAGTTGCTGAAATATTCGATGGCATCTATCGAACCAGTAATCGTTGACCCAACAATCTTTTATATTACTCCTAAAGTTTACCCTTTCTATAATGGTAACAATACTACTAGATCAGCAAACGAACTAGGTACTGAAATTCTTAAATCAATTGATCAATATAATGGACAAAACCGTGAGAACAGATTTGGTAGTAGATTAGAGAAGTCAAGGTTTAACTCAATGGTTGATGCATCAGATGATGCGATATCTGGAACTAGTACCCAGATAACAATGGGACAGAATCTAGATCAGTTTACGTTAGGGAACGTATTTACTCAATGTCTAGACTTTGGTAACCCAATCACTAACCCTAGTGACCTTGGTGGAAACGATGCAGGAGACAGTACATGCCCTCCTAAGTATTCATCAGTTAAATCTGGTAAGTTCTATGCCACAGGGTACACAGAGAACCTTGCAGACCTCTTAGCGGATGGGTCTACTGCAGGTGGTGGAACAGCAAGTGGTGCAGCATCAGATGCTTCCGATGCTGTATATGCTTCTGGAAATAGAACCACTGAAGTGTTAGTACCTGTTAACATTAGAGATGATGGTAAGGGTAATTTACTCTTAGTAACTACACGTAACGAAAAAGAGGTAACTCTAAACAGTTCTATCGGAACTGTTGATTACACAAACGGTGTTGTTTGTGTAGGACCTTTAGATGTTGCTGATACATCCGATGGAACAACCAGAATCCCTGTCGTAGTCTATCCTGACAGCGATTCTATCACTATACCACCAGGCGTTGATCCTACAATCTTTAACCCTGAAGTGTACCCAATTGATTATGTAACAAACCCTACCACAGTCCCAAGTTTTGATCCCAACAACTTTGGTGGATGGAACTATGGTGGAACCCCAATAAATATCATCAGTTACCCGATTGATGCGTTTACATACCCAGAAGTCGATTCCTGTTTCTAACGAATGCAAACTATTAGTTCTGTAAATATATCCGATAGAGTCGAAGGTCAATTACCTGATTTTATCAAGCAAGAAGACGAGCAGTTTGTCTCGTTTCTGTTTGAGTATTATAAATCACAGGAAAAGACAGGTCGTCCTTATGATCTATTAAACAATATCCTAACTTACTTGGATATTGATGCATATGATCAAAAAGTCTTAGCGTCTTCTACTGAATTAATAAAAGACGTTGATACAGCAAACTCACTTATAGAAGTTGAGTCAATTGATGGATTTATGGATCGTGATGGATCTGTAATGATCGATAACGAAGTAATTTACTACGAAGAGACAGTTCGTGGTCCTGATGCTATCCTAACACCAGGTTTATCACTAGAAGAATTTAATAAGAAGAGACAAGAACTAGAAAGTCCATTTTTAGACTTTGATGGGGTCACTACAACCTTCCCACTTAAGTTTCTAGGTACTCCAGTCTCACCAGTCTCAGCAGAGCACTTAGCAGTTATAGTTTACAATCAAAGTATGATCCCTAATGTGGATTATACGATTAGTGGTACTAATATAACTTATACTGTTGCTCCTAGAGCTAGAATAGGTACTGATATAGTTGGTTCTACTAGAATCCTCTATTACATTGGTTTTGCCGACTCTGTAATCAAAGAATTAGTCTTCCCTGCTCCTGCAGGACTTGCAGGTCAAGATTCTATGACTCTTGGTTATGATAATCTAGCATATTCACCAATTTCAGAGATTGGTTTGATTATCAACCGTAATGGTCTTCTACTATCACCATATATCGACTATGTGTTGACTGATAACAACACACAGATCAAGTATTTTGTAAATATCGCTCCAAACGATATATTTCACATTCGTTCTATCGAATATGTGTCACCTTCTGTTGGTACTGGTGCAAAAGCGGTTACTCGTGTTGGACTGAATGGAGAAATCGAAGCAATTCAGGTAAAAAATGGTGGTAAGCAATATGAACTAAACTTTGCACCTAAAGTTTCTATTACATCAAGTACTGGAACAGGGCGTGGTTCGGCTGCACGAACATTAGTTGCAGGAATTAAAAATATACAGCTAATTAACGGTGGACAAGGATACACAGCATACAACCCACCTAAAGTATTAATAACACCACCTACTGATCAGGTAAATGGTAGTGGTGCTAAGGCATCTATCACAGTTGATGATACAACAGGTCAAGTTAGCTCTATTCAGATCACTAACTCTGGATCTGGTTATGACTTCATTCCTGCAATAAGTTTTGTAAACCCATCTGGTGCTATCATTACTGATCCAACGATTGACTCGGAGGGTAGATTAAATGCAGGTACTATTACTATTACTGATGGTGGTATAGGTTACAGCAACCCACCTACAATCTATATTGACGCTGCTCCTACTGACGGAGTTGATGCTGTTGCTGAGTGTACTGTATCACCTGATGGTGAAATAGTCGCTGTTACTATTACTAACAGAGGTAGAGGATATACTTCTGCCCCTAGAGCAAGAGTTGTGCAACCTATTGGTGCTCAAGTTCTAGATGTTACCGTTGCAAACGGTTCTGTTACTAATGTTAACTTATTAACTGGTGGAAAGGGATATACTGATGCTCCATCTGTTTATATTGTAGATGATCGTAAAGGACCTCTAGGAGAGTCAATTGGTGGTACTGGTGCAGAAGCAGCAGCAACTATCTTTAACGGTGAGATCACAGATATCAATATCATATCATTTGGTACTGGATATGATACTGCAAATCCACCTAGAGTATACATCGCAGAACCCTTGTCAGCACAGTCATCTTGCGACGTTGGATTTGGGGAAGTTACTGGTTTTACCATTTTATCATCTGGTAGAGAGTATCAACCATCTTCATTAAAGGGATGTGCTAGGGGTGTATCTGAAATTGTAGAATTTGATAAGTTCGGTAATCAAATATATGCAAAAGAGTCACAACTAAGGCAAAGTAACCATACTACTGGTGCTGTTGTACATAACCTTGATGCAAAGATCATCACACAGGTATTTGACAAGTTCCGTCGTCAATACATGCCTACAATCAACATTGACTATACTCAAGTCAACCCGATTCAGGTTATTAAGACAATTAAGGACTTCTATGCGTCTAAAGGTACGAAGACTGCTGCACAATATCTCTTTAAGATATTATTTGGTGAAGAAGTTGATATATTCTATCCTAGAGACGAACTAATCAAACCATCTGATGCTTCTTGGGTAGTTGACACTATTTTACGTGCTGAGTTAATTTCAGGTGACCCTATAAACTTATCGAATGCTCAGTTAGTCCAGAATGCTGATGAGGTTGACCAAAATATTAAAGATGCTACTGTATTGATCGAAAACGTCATTTCTATTATAGAAGGAACTGACGTAATCTACGAATTAGCAATATCTGAAGAAACTTTAACAGGTACCTTTAAGATTCCTTATAAAACAAGTCTTGTAGAACCTTTATCAACAACTGGTAACATAATAACTGTTGACTCCACTATTGGATGGCCAGAAAAGAACGGAACTATCATAATTAACGATCAAGAGACTGTACAGTATAAAGATAAGTCACTTAACCAGTTCATTGAGTGTACTAGGTCTAAAAATGGTGTAGTAGAAGACTGGGATCCTGGCACATTAGTTTATTCAGACATATTTGTCTATGTAAACCAAGGATTAGCTAACGAAGTCAAATTAAGAGTCTTAGGTATTGCTGAAGCGGGTACTACAGTCCTAGAAGACAGTGGTTCTTACTATCTACCTGGTGACAAGTTAAATGTTGCTGCTTTAGGATCAACTGACATTGATGAGAGACTACAATCATGGTTATATAACGTTAAGAAGTTAATTAGTGTTACTAGTATCACACCAGGTGGTATAAACAACCAAACTGCAACTGTTGTTTGTTCTAATGCTCATGGTTTGCTTGTAGAAGACCAAGTTACCATCTATGGTGCTAACCCTGCTGTTTACAATGGTACATTTGAGGTTACATCTCGTCTAAACGACTTTACCTTCTCTTATAATATACCTACCCCAATGGATATCATTCCACAGGGTAATATCTTACTTTCTGTTGACTTAAACAGAGGTAAGTCACAAACATCCACTATTAATGAAGTAGTTTCACTGTTTACTTCTAATATACAGAATGCTTTCTTTAATCAAGACTATGTTTATGTTGCAGCGTCTGGATTGCCCAACTATAAGATAGGTCCTTTCCAAGGTTCTGCTATTATACCAGGAAACCAAAGAAAACTACTTAGATTCCCTAGAACAGTAGAAACTATTTCTACAAGAACAGCAATTGGTGCTAACAACCCAATTGGTGCTTGGGTTAACGGTGTTTCTGCTTGGTCTTACAAATCTTCCGAATTTGTCACCTTTGGTCCTCTTACTGCTATCAATATTACCAATTCAGGTATAGATTATGATGCAGGATCAAAACCAGCTCTAGAAATCACTGGTGGTGGCGGTACAGGTGCTGCAGCGACTGTTACTGTTAATGGTTCATTAAGTAATGTAGAAGTTTTAACTGAAGGTACTGGATATACATCTCAACCTCTAATTTCTATCGTTGGTGGTGGTGGACAGGGTGCAACTGCACAAGCAGTTGTTACGAACGGTAGAGTAACAAGAATTCTAGTAGAAAACGCAGGAACTGGATATACATCACAACCTACAATATCAATCACTGGTGGAAATGGTGCAGGTGCTACTGCTACTGCCTCTGTACGAGGTGTAATCAGTGCAGTTACACTAAGTAGCACAGGAAGTGGTTATACGTCTACACCGACCATAAAACTCAATTCTGGAGAAGGTGCATTAGCACAACCAATCGTTATCAACGGTAGAATCGTATCTATTGCTATTATTAACTCTGGTTCAGCATATACATCAGCACCTACTGTTTATATCAATGGTGATGGATTTGGTGCTACTGCAACTGCAGTTATTGGTACATTAGGTGAAGATAAGGGTAAAGTTATCTCAGTATCAATTACAAACAGAGGTGTTGGATATACACAGGGAATGACCAATGTTAGAATGGAAGCAGTTGGTCAATTAGCAACATTTACTGCTGATGTCTTCCAGTGGAACAAAAACGTAGAATATCAATTAGATCCTGATCCTGCTAACCCCACAGCAACTAATGCTGACGGATCTCTTAAGAAAAGGTATGACATAGCAAGAGGATATGTATTTACTGGATTTAATAACCAGTATGGTGGAGAATATGCTCACGTTTCAGATCCTAAAGAACTACGTTATGTAATTGGTGATAATGTATTCCTAAACCCAGAAACTAATCGTTTCCAAGAAGTTCCTTCTAATATAGACCATTCTCCTATCATTGGATGGGCATTTGATGGTAACCCAATCTATGGTCCTTATGCATACATCGATCCTACTGATCAGAACAGTGGTATTAGAAGAATGCGTTCTTCTTATAAAATTAAGACAGAACTTATTTTTGATGAAGATACAAACCCAACTCCTGCTAGAATAGATGGTCCTTTATTAGCAAATTACCCTGCAGGATACTTTGTTAATGACTATACCTATACATTCCAACTAGGTGACCTAGATCAGTACAATGGACGTTTCTGTAAGACCCCAGATTACCCTGCAGGTACATATGCATACTTTATAACCATTGATGAGTCAGATGCAGGTCTACCTGTCTTCCCATACATCATCGGATCAAGTTTTAACTCAGTTGTTGATACTTGGAACCTTTCACTTAATGCTGTACAAGAAAACATCCCACAAGACGTTGCACGTTTCAGAGATCCATACGTTAACGTTGATATTGACATTGATCGTCAACCTAACCAAGAATCAGATTCATTTGTAACTGAGAAAGAAGGAGATCTTCTAATATTCGAAATAGAAGATATAGATGGTGATGCAATTATATCTCCTGCTGAAATAGCAACATTACAAGCAATAACTGAAGAAGCAGCACTACAGATCTATGATTACTTCCCTAGAGTATCAGCTGAGTCAAGAGTTGATATCGAAGTTGATACAACGACTAAATTTGAGTCTGCACAGATAGATGGATTCGTTGTAGAGAATGCAGGTGTATCTTATCAGGTAAATGACACTTTATTCTTTGATAACACAGGAACAGACGGGTTCGGGGCTTCTGCCATTATTGAGTCCGTCCAGGGCCGAACAATAAGTGCATATACAAAGGAAATCATTAATGATGTCCCACATGGTAAAATAACCACTGCAACTGCACATGATCTGATTGCACAAGACCAAATAATCGTAAATTCCAAGGTTATTACTGATAACACTAATAAACGTTATTATACTTCAGTTGTTACTGGTATTGAGACTATTACAGTGACACAAACTGGTATTGGTTATAATACACAGATTCCACCAACATATGAGATCATTACAACCACTGGACAAGACGTTGCCTTTAATATTGTCCTAGATGAGACAACTGGTAAGGTTGGAAACGTTAATATCGTTAATAGTGGTTTTGGATACGATACTGCTAACCCTCCACAGATTAGAGTCTCTCATCCACAACAATACAAGAAAACTTACTACTGGTTATCTGAATATTACGAAGATACCGATAAAATCAACATTATCGATTCTAAAGTTGCAACAGACCGCCATATTTACATTTGTGGTGAATTAACTCAAGTTAATGGTGATACTTCTGCATTCCTTGCTAAATTTACTGATTTGGGTGTTTTAGTCTGGGATAGAACACTTATTTCAGTTACTACCAATAAAAAGGCACGTTGGAAGTCAATGTACCTAGATCAGACTTCTGAAGAGAATCATTTGATCTATATCATCGGTGAAACCGAATCTCAGACAACTGCGACTTATAATCCCGATATTTTAGTTGCTAAGTACGAATCTGGTTATGATAACGCTAATGCACCTGAAGGAATCGTTAGATGGCAAAAAGAGATAGCTGGTGTCTCTGGATCCGCTAGAAGAGACTATGCGGGTGATATTCATCTAGATGATGAGCAAAGAGTCTATATTTGTGGTTGGACTGATACTAACTCTCCAGATCCTAATGATATCTGGGTTATGCAACTTAATAACCTAGGTGACGTTGTTGAGAAGCGTAAATTTGCTTCTGACGCTGAAGGGGAAGAAATGACCCAATTACATTTCATTGGTAACAATAAACTTCTATTTACTGGTATTGATTCTGATAATCAAGATATTATCTTTGGTGAGATGTCATATGATGGTGCAAACATAGAATTAACATTTACTAAGAGACTTGCTGTTTCTGGTGGTAATGTACAACGTCCTCGTTTTGTTCTTGATGAATGGGATGATTTGTTCTTTATCTGTGATATGTTTAATGGAACTAAGAACTATGGTATAGCATTCTTTAAGATACCTTTAGATCAACTTTCCACTAACCCATCTACTCCAACATACACATATTCTAAGATTATTGCTCCTAGTGGTACTTTCGAGTCAATCAACCATGCAGGAATTAACATGGATGTATTTGGCAACGTTAGTATCGTTGCTGACCTTAAGTATGCAGATAATGACCGTCAAGCGGTTGTTATGAACTTTAAGTATGATGGAACTCTATTAAAGTCTACTAATATTGCAGATACCAATGATATTGGTATGATAACTAGAACTCACCAAGTTGATAACTCTGGTGATGTCATATTAACAAGTAATAAGCAACTTCCTGTACAAACATATGTTGCTCGTTTCGAGAATGAAAATGATTTAGATGAGGATAGCACAAAGCAAGCACTTGTAACTACAACCTTCTCCACACCTGCTAATGCAGCACATAATACATCAGAATATAAGTTTGGTGCAGGATCAGTTAAGTTCTCTGGTGGTCCTACTAACATGAAGGCAGCAGGTGCAGGTCTTACAGGTAAATGGACTACTGAAGTATGGTCACTATTGACTGCATCTCATGCATCTAACAACCCTAAGGTTGAGATGTTCACTATTGACGATGCAACTGGTAATAGTCTTATCGTTACTGTTGATGGTAATGCATCTAGTGGTAACTTAGGTAAGATTGAGATGACTATTGCACCTCAGGGTGGTGGTGGATCTACAACTGCTTCTGTTGGTTCTACATACTGGACTACTCTACAAGATGCAGCATGGCATCATTGGGCAGTTGTTAAAGACGAACCTACACTTGGTTCTTACTCATACTCTGTATACTTTGATGGTATACAAGTTTGTACTGCTACTGTAACTACTAATATTGGTCTTAATGATCTTTATGTTGGTGCTAATAAGACAACTCCTGCTACAGCAAACTGTTTCTTAGGTAGTATTGATGACCTAGTTATCGATCCAAACACTGTATATACTGGTGCATCATTCACTGTTGCTACAGAGAGATACAGAATTACTTCTAATGATTCTAAAGTTAACCTTATTAAGTTTGATAGACAGCATGATAAGAGAGGTGCATATACTGCATTCAGTGAAACAACACATACTAAGGCATTATCATTTACAGAAACTACTGCTATTAATGTCAATACTCTTTCTAATCCAGTCATTACTACATGGAATGTAGGTGCATCTGGTTTACAGATTCTTGATTACTCTGATGTTTCCTCTCAGTTAACACCAGGTACTTACTCATTTACTAGTGCAATTCATCAGTATGCATCTAAGACTTCTACTATACCATCTCCACTTGGTAGAAAAGTCAAGGTTACTGCTGTTCCAATGGCGAAGTTCTACATTAGAGATGCAGGATATCAGAAGATTGACCTAGTTAAAGAATTTACATTTAACCAAGCAGTTAAGTTCACTAAGGGAACTTTAATACAGCAAAAGAATGCACAGGGTATTGTTCAGGCATATGGTACTATCGTTGAGGTTCCAACTGGTACATTAGACAATCCTGGTCTTGGTAACAAGTATAAGGTTGGTAAGATCTATGGTAACTTTAATAATGATACAACTGATCTATATCAGAATGATACAGGTGAAGAGAATACAATTGATGGAGTAGTATTTGAGCAACCAAGATTGCAAGATCAGTGGGTAGCAAGTAAAGCATATACTACTGATACACAGGTTTATAATGCAGGTAAGATATACAAAGCAACTAACACTGCTACATCTGGTTCTACACCACCTACACATAATATTGGTATTGTAACTGACGGTGCTGTAACGTGGCAGTATATTAGTGCTGCAGGTGCTATACAGGTTGACTTGTCTGAGCATCCTTGGCCAACACCTACAGAGACACTTTGGACTGCTAACAGATCCTTCTCTGTCAATGATTTAGTTTACTTTGCTAGACAGAAGTACAAATGTACTGTTGCAGGTGTAACAAGTAGTGTTGCTCCTACTCACACTACTGGTACTGCAACTGATGGTACAGTAACATGGGAATGGCAATCTACATATGATCCATTATCAAGTTATGCTAGGTTCAGACCCTATGATCCTGGTGATTATGCAGTTAAGATTCTTGAGGTATATCCTGAGTCTGATTTCATTGTCGGTGATGTAATTTCGCTTGGTGGTAGTGTTACCGCAGGGCCAAACACAGATAACCCCAAAATCGCTGATATCAATGGAGTTACAACTGTTAAGAAACTAGAATTAACTGTTAGACTTGACAAAGATATTGTTAGAACTGCTGAAACAAGAACTGATCTTATATACTGCTCTGCACTCATTGCACATAGATTCACTGCAGGAGATATCCTATTTGTTACTGGATTCCAAGGAACTCAGTTTGATGGATCATTCTTCGTAGAGGAAATCTTCTCTTCTAGAGACTATACTTATAGGATGAGAGCAAATGCTGTTTCTGATCCTACATTTGATAACAATGCTATTGCTAATGTTAAGATATCTTCTAAGCACCCAACATTATTACTAGTAAGGAATCATTCATACATCTTTGACTTGAGTGATGCTTCTAACCAAGGATATTTCTTATCATTCTCTCAAGATAACCAGTTTAAACTAGAATACTCATTTAACGTTATTGAGAGATCTGGAACACCTGGTCAATCATCTACAACTGAAACTCCTACAGTTAAGTTTACAGTTGGTGGTGAAGTAACTAATATCACATACTACTTCGATCCTAGTAGAACACTTTCTACCAATTCTCCAGTTGGTGCTAACTCCTTTATTGATGTTATCAAGACACCTTATGATGGTACATTTACTATCTCAAATGTTATTAGTGATACTGAGTTCAGATTCCCATTAGATCAAGAACCAGAATTTAATAGTGCTGAGATTGGTGAGGATGATCAAGATAGACCTAACTCTTTCTATTCTACAACGTCTACTAAAGCAATTGGTCCTATCAATACTATTAAGTTGATATCAGCAGGTGGATTCTACAAAAAATTACCGATCGTTTCTGACATTGCTTCTAATCGTAAGATCGAAAGAATTGTTATTGCTAACGGTGGTACTGAATATGCAGCTGGCGTATATACACAGGTTCCTATTATAGGTGATGGAGAAGGTGGTCTATTAAACATTACAGTAGAAATAGATCAAGAAACTGATTCTGGTACTATTACCCAAGTTGCTCTTATTGATCCAGGTTCAGGTTATACTACAGGTTCTGTTGATGTAGATGCTATACCAGGAATTTTAGGACAGACTCTATCTGGTTCTGGTGCAGAACTAACTGTTGTTATACCTGCTGAAGGTACAGGTGCTTCTGTATTCTTAACTGGTACACAGATTGGTAAGATCAAAACTCTTAAGAACAATGAATTTGGTTATGGTTACTCTCATGACTATACTCTACGTCCTGAGATTGCATTCCCAGTTAACTTACAACTCTTTAACACCTCAATACTTTCACAGATCAAGATAACTAATCCAGGTGCTGGCTATACATCTTCTCCTGTAGTTGTTATCTCTGGTGGTGGTGGAACTGGTGCTGATGCAGAAGCAATTGTTAAGAACAACAGGCTATCTGAAATTATTGTTAAAGATCCAGGTTCAGGATACAGTTCAGAACCAACTGTTCTTCTAAAATCAGAATTTACATACGTTGTTAACTTAGACCTTAACTACTTACAGTTTAACTTCCCACACGGTATCACAACTGGTGCTGAGGTACAGTTTAGAGCAGAAGATATTGGTACTACAGTCGGTGAACTACCAAAACCAAGTTCAGTTGGTTTGACATCACTATCTTCCACTCAGACATACTATGCTATTGCAGGTGATGCAAACTCTCTAGAATCTGATCAGTTACGTTTTGCTTTGACACCTGCTGATTCAGCGTCTGGTAACTTTATTACATTCCTAACACAAGGTGAAGGTAGACAGGTTCTTCTTACTCAAGTATTTGGTGGTACTGCTAGTGCTGTTGTTGAGACTTCTAGATTCTTAGCATCTGAGCAAGTATTCCAAGGTGAGTCTTTCGAATTAGCAAATGCTTTCGGTACAGTTTCTACTAACGATGGATGGCAGATAGGTCCTAAGATTCTTAAGGTTGTTAATCCTACAGGCGACTTCGTTGCAGGTGGTAAGGTTCAGGGTGTTATATCTCGTGCATCTGGTATTATTGATAACGTACAGATCGCTAAAGGTATTCTAAACATTGATGCTCTTACTAGAACATCTGGTAGATTTATTGATGACGTTGGTAAACCATCAGAGATTGTACAGAAGATTCAGGACTCTTACTTCTATCAGAACTTCTCATATGTTATTAAGTCACAAATTCCAATTAACCGTTGGAAGAAGCAGGTATTAGAGAATAACCACCCTGCAGGATTTAATATGTTTGGTCAGTTAGAACTGACTGGTGGTAAGGACGTTTCTGGACGTAAGATTGGTACTGAGTTTACTAAACAGGTTAATATTAATGAGTATACAAATGTCAACCAGATTACATCATTTGGTGCTGCACAACCAATCTATTCTACATTTAACAACTCTGAAGTTCTATTCAGAAAGAAAAGACTAACAAACTCTGAGGAAATCTTAACATCTATCGTTAAGAAGTTAGATAATATCTCAAGTCAGTTTGATGGTTCTACTAAGGCATTTAACCTTACTGTAGAAGGCGATCAAGTTATTATTAAAGAGAATCAGATGTTGGTCACCTTAAACGGTGTTATCCAGTCACCTGGTACTGCATATCAAATTGTTGGTAATCAAATCGTATTTGCTGAACCACCAAGACCAGATTCCAAGGTTGTTTATAGAAACGTAGATATACAGATATTACAGATTACTAAACTGAATCTAAACACTATTGGTGGTATATTCCCATCTATCGGTGATTTTGTTTCTGGATTCACTTCTAATGCTAGTGCTAGAGTTGTTGCTACAGGTGCAACCAGTATTGACGTTATTGACATCACTGGTGGTCCTTTCCAAAACAATGAACGTATTGATGTAAATAGAACTGGATTTAGTGCATTGATCGGTAGTTTTGCACCTATCAACCAAGATACAATCTTTGAGTTTGCAGAAACAGTTACTAAGGTTTCATTAACAGCAGAGACTGCTAAGATCGAAGAAACTAACTTAGATCTTGATGGTAACATTGATTCTTCATTAGTTCTATCTAAGACATCTGGTACTGCTGAATTTGAGACTGGTGTTTATAATATTCTCTTAAATGACTTTATATACTCTTCAGCATCAAATATTGCTGCTAAGATTGTTAGCATATCTCCATATAGAGATCCTATCAGTTCTATTCAGTTAACAAGTGGTGCTGCCTTCTTAGAAGGTGATCAGGTTACTGGTGGTAATTCAGGTGCTGTGGCAGAGGTTGTACGAGTAGATGATGCTTTAAATCCTCCTGTATTGTACTTTGTTGCTAAATCAGTTGCATCATTCGTTGGTGGTGAAACAATTACTGCAGGTGCTATTAATGATATTGTTGTTGGAGATATCACAAGAGGTGACGTTGTTGACACTCTTATCATTAACAAAGGTTCATCATTCTTTGGATTAGTATTTGAGAGACTTATATCTCTTTCTAACCAGAATATCATCCTTGATAACATTGCTCAGACCACAATTACTCCTACTACTCTAACAAATGCAGCAGACAGAATTAATGCTGATTTCTTAGATTATGAAGAAGTAAGATCTACTGAGATCGAATATAACAACTTATCTGGTGGTGCTCTTGCTAATGATGATGTTATGCGTTCTGTTAACGTAACTTATGGTAATACTACAGATGACGCTCTTAACAGATATAAGGATGCTGCTAGAAGTATAAGGAACAATAAACAAGAAATTATTGATTATGCAACATCACAGATTGCAATTGACTATCCTGACTTCTATTATACTGGTGAAGCAGAAACTGCACCTTGGGGTAGATTTAGAGACGGTTATCGTCTAATACAGAAAAACAAAGCATGGATCGTTGCTAAAGCATATCAGGACATGGTAGTTCAGTATCCTGGTTCTACAATTCCTAGTGCTACAAAATGTAAGAGAGATATCGGATATATGATCGATGCTCTATCAAGAGATACAGGATGGGGTGGAACAGTATATACACGTAAATTTATCCAGAAATACTTCTCTGCTGATGGTTTAACATATCTCTATGTTAATGCTCAATCTAACGAGACAGTTTATGCATATGAGCAAGCATATGGATATATGCAGAATGCTATCCAAAACGATCTAACTGGATCTGAAACTATCGATGCTGTTGCATATACCAAGTATAACGAGAGAACTAGTGGTCCTAACAACAATAGTGGAATCACTGCTGACCCTAATCCTGGTGGAAACTATGGAACTACAGGAACTAACACTACTAACAATGGTACTGACAATTGTGCAGATGTACAAGCAGCACTACAAACTCTCTTTAATAACGTCAAGGAAGTATTAAATGCAGGTTCATTAACAGATCTTATTGACCTATCATTACCTGATGCTAATTACACTGCTAAAGAAATTAAGTGTAATAGAGACACAGGATACTTTGTTGATGCTATTGCAGATGACTTAGATGGTGATGGTAACTTTGCAATCGTAACATTTACTAAAAAATTCTTTGATGCAAACGGTATACCTATCAACAATGGTCTTCCAGAAACAGAAGAAGCAATAACTGCATTTAACGCTGCTAAAGATCTATGTAAGCGTGCAATGAGAAACCTATTGTATAGTCAGACATTGACTACAAAAGGTTATAACCTCAACGATCCTACAACTTACTCTGCTCCATTCTTAGATGGTGGCGGTGGTACTACTGCACATTACTATGATCCTAACTATGCATCAGGATCTAATCAACTTGATACAAACTGTGCAAACGTAGCATCTGCTATTGATACATTATCTAACCTTGCTACAACTGCATTTACTGGTGCTCAGTTTACTGCGTCAGGTGCAACATACAATGCAGCAACTGGTGTGATGGTATTGACTATCGGTACTCACAGTTTAACAACTGCAGACACTGTTAGAATCGATGCTAACTCATTGACATTCACATGTCTAATGGATGGTAACACTGCTAATAAAACATATCCAAGAACAACTGACCCTGCATATGAAACTCAGCGAGCAATCACTGCAACTACAAATAATACAATCACTATCAACGTTGGTACATCTCCACTAGTAAACCATGATGTTACTGGTGCAAATTACAACGTAACTTCAGGTGATTTGCAATTAACAATCGGTGCACATAACTTAGAAGTTGGAACTAGTATCAAGATAGCTACTGAATCATTAACATTCCAGTGTGCATACAACGGTGGTGGTACTAGCGTATATCCTCGTGCTTCAGGTGCTAACACTTCTAGTGGTGCTGACTATGCATATGACACTGCACTAACAATCACATCTAAAACTGGAACAACAATCACAGTTAATGTTAACGGTGGACAGGGTGCTATCTCTAACACTGATGCCCATACATTTGTATCTGCAACATCAGGTGCTGTTGTTTCTGGTGGTAACTATGCACATACCTTTGTAAGTGGAGTTGCTAACTCTATCAAGGCAGGTGGTAACCTTGACAATATCAATGCATTAGCAGTTATATCTGATGGTACATACAGAGAGAATGAGAACATTCGTGTTAACAAGTATGCCTATAAGGATAGAGGTGGTTCTGGATTCTTCGTTCCTGGTAATACTATTACAGGTGCAAAATCTGGTGCAAGTTTCGAACTTAAGGGTGCTAACTCTGGACTAAAATGGTTGTATGCTCAAACTGTTTCTGGAATACTAGAAAATAGAGAGTATATTACTAACACTAAGATGGTTAATAATCTAGGTGGTAGTAATGTCAACATGACACCTACCAATGCAGCGTATGATCCTCTTACTGGTCAACTAACACTTACTAGTACTGCTCATGGTTATTCAGTAGGAAATAAAATCTCTCTTGCTAACAACTGTTTGACATTCAGTTGTGATATGGACGGTGGTAATGCAAGTAAGACATATCCAAGAACAACTGATCCTGTAGGGCAAGGACAACAACTTGATATCATCAGAACAACTGCAGATACATTTACTGTTGTTGTTGGTGCATCACCTATAGTTGAGAAAAATATAACAGGTGCAAACTACGATCCTGTTCTAGGTGAGATGCAGATCAATGTTGAGGGTGGACACAATCTTAACGTTGGTGAGAGTATTAGATTAAAACCTAATTCATTAGTCTTTACTTGTGACACTGATGGTAATGCTACTGAGCACTCTTATCCTAGAGCAGCTGGAGCAGGTAACCCTTCAGGTGGTGCTGACCCTGCTTACAATACTGCTGTTGCAATCACTGCAGTTGGATTTAATACTTACACAGTAACTGATGCAACATATACTCCTCTAGATGGATCATTAGTTCTTAGTATTGTCAATCATGGAATGCAAAGTGGAGACAAGATTAAGATCGTTGATGGATCAATAAGATTTACATGTGCTAAAGATAATAATGCAAGTAATCATGATTATCCAAGAACATCTGACCCAATCTCATATCAGTGGTATGATATTACTGTACTAGATGATAATAACATCGGTGTTAATGTTGGAGTATCTTCTGACACATCTGTACATACATTCGTATCTGCAAATTCCAACGGAGTACAAAAACAAGATGGCACTATTTTTATTAACGTTCTCGGAGGCTCTGCTCCTGCATCTGATACTTCTCCACACACTTTCATAAGAGCTACAGAGGGTGCTTTGATGACTGGTGGTGGATACACCCATCAGTTCGTATCGGCAGTAACTAACGGTGTTACTGTTTATCCTGCTAGTGTAAGACTTACCAACACTCAAAAGCGTGCAGGTACTAAGTCTCTAGCATTTGATTCTGGTGCATACTTATCTTATGGTCTATCAGATATACCTGCATGGGGTACATCAGACTTTACTGTTGAGTTCTGGATAAGACCTACCACAACAATGAATAGTACTAAGTATCTTATTGATCTTCGTACAAGTGGTGCTACTGAAACTAACTCATGGAGTCTATACATTGATAGTGGTAATCTAAAATGGAAACTCAATCAAACTGATCAAATAAGTGGTGCTCATGGTATGAGTCCAAATGTTTGGTATCATATTGCATTAACAAGAACAAGTCAGATATTAAAACTTTGGGTCAATGGTTCTCAGGTAGGTAGTGACTACACAGATGCTGCTACTTACTATGAACGTAAGATGACTATTGGTGCTGAGTGGAATGGTCAGAATAACTTTGTTGGATTCATGGATAACTTCGTTATCTACCCAACATCTTCTAAGTACACTGCAACATTTACACCTCCTACAGTATTCCCAACATCAACAACTGACATCTCATTCTCTATGGACAATGAGTTGCCATTGATTATGAGCAACCAAGAGGCATATGCAACTTATACAGGTACTACCAACTCTGCTGCTCAAGCAACTAGTATTGATTATGTCAACCGTGAAGTTATTGTTGAGGAGATTGAGATATCAAGAGATACACAACGTGCTTGTGCTGATATCTTAGAACTTAACAGAGCATGGATTGCTGAGACTGCTGTTAATAAGATGAAGGCGAAATATCCTGATCTATTGATGCCTGGTGATACTGCTGATGGTGTAGGTCCTCAACTTGGTACTAACTTCTGTTTGAGAGATACTAAAGAATTTATTCTTAAAGGTGTTATCGAAGATTTACGTTATGGTGGTAACTATAATAGTACACTTGCTGCTAGAAACTACTTAACTGCATACGAAGGTCTAGATTACATCGCTAATGAAGTATTGATGTCTATCTACACTTATAGACTTCTTGCTCCAATCTGTAATTATGTGCTTACCACAACAAGTACTGATCTTAAGACATACGATGGAACTAAGTATACAGAGATACTAAGAATTCCTAATAACTTCTCATCTCCTGCTGCTCAATCTATACAAGATGAGATTACAAAACTATGTGATGATATTGGAGATGTTATAGGACCAACAGGTCAAAGATATAGAGACGCAGGTGATCTTCTATGGTTAAACAGAGATGTGATTGCTGCTGAAACTGTTGGTTGGTTGGAAGCAACGTATCAAGCAAATATTAACGGTACGACTTATGACTTCTATCAGAATCCTAATGCAAATCCTAATAAGTGCAGTTACGAAATCAAGCAATACATTATTCCTGCTGTTATTGCTGACTTGGTTACAGGTGGAACTTCTGCTATGCAGTACAACGCAAGCAAGTTCCTCAACAATAATAACGAACTTTATTCGGTTGACAATGAACTAAGTGCTGTAATTGATGCTTATAAGTTTGTTAAAATGCTTTGCGAGAAAGCAGTTAACAACACACTACTAACAAATGGAGTAGCATCTGGTGGTTTAGGTATTCCTTCTGCTTATCAGGATGACTACTATACAATGCAGTACACAACTTTAACAGTCTATAGAGATCCTACAATCACTATTGACCCAGAAGGTTATGATCCAACTCGTACAGCAAATGACAGACTTCTAGATACTGCTGAACTTCTAGAGAAGAATGCTAATGTAATTGCTTGGGAAGCAGTTCACACAATGAACGATCTTTCTAAGTTCCTTAACTTTACAGTTCCTGGTGGTGCTCAAAACTGTGTAGATGACGTTGTAGATATTATTGGTGCTGTTGGACATGACTTAAGAAAGGGTGGAAACAGTAAGACATACGAAGCTGCTAAACTATACCTTGACTCTGAAACTAATAATCTTATCCAGTTAAATGGTCGTCAGCATACTCATCAATTTGTAAGAGCAGAATTAAATGCAATCCAATCAGGTGGTACTTACAATCATACATTTGTAACTTCATCAACTAATGCTGTTACTGCAAATGGTGGTGCACAATTTACTCCATCAAATGTTGTCTATCAACCTGCAACTGGTAACTTAATTCTTACCATGCCTAGTCATGGATTAACAACTGCTAATACTATTACTATTGCAGAGAACGGATTCACCTTCACTTGTGGAATGGATCAAGATGAAAGTAATCATACTTACCCACGTAAAGGTGATCCTGCATATGGCAAATCCATTGCTATCACTGGATATACACTATCTACAATTACAGTTAATGTTGGTGCTTCACCTCTCGTTAACTATAACGTTTCTCAAGCATCATACGATGCAACTAACGGTGAATTGATATTAACTATTGGTGCTCACCAATTAGCAGTAGGTAAGAGTTTCAGATTTAAGCAAGAGTCATTAGTATTCACATGTGATAGAGATGACTATGCAACTGAGCATGCTTATCCAAGATCTACTGATCCTAGTTTTGACACTGCTGTAGATATTACTGCTGTAGGAACAACAGCACATACTGCTACAAGTGCTGCATACGACCCATCAACAGGTGTTATGACATTGACTCTTAATGGTCATAACTTAGCAGGAGAAACAACACACACTGCAACTGATGCTGCATATAATCCTGAGACAGGTATCTTAACTCTAACTGTTGGCAACCACGGATTTGCTTCTGGGGATAGTGTAAAACTTGCTGATAACTCAGTTACATTTACATGCACTTTAGATAGTAATGCTACAAACCATGCATATCCAAGATCAACTGACCCTGCATCAGGATCATTCTTACCAATCCGTAACGTAACTCAGAATACATTTGATGTACAAATATTAGAAACAATCCCATCTACTAACGTAACTGCACATACATTCGTATCTGCAACTACTAATGGAATTACAAAAGCAAATGATTATGTTTGGATAGAAGAAGATGCAGTTGTATTTACATGTGGTCAAGATGGTAATGGATCAAACCATGCATATCCAAGACCTCAGGATCCTGCATACAAAGCGTGGTTACCTATAACAAGAATCGATGCTAATAATTTCTCTGTACAGACTCTAACAACTACACCTTCCACAAACACAACTCCACACGTATTTGTATCCTTCGCAACTGATGGTCTTAAGAAACAAACAGGTACGATTACTTGTAATGTGGGTGTTGCACCTGGTGAAGATGCTGCAGGTATTAGTGTAATTAAGATCGCAACTGAGATTGCTCAGTTAACAATGAGAAATGCATTTGGTCGTGAGAACCTTTACATTTACAATCCCGATGCAGGAACTGGTGATGGTGATGGTATAACTGGTGGTGGTTCAGAATCTATTGATAATGTCGATGTATCATCTTATGAAAGAAATGCTGTTAAGGATAGATTCATTAACGCTGCTGATGTAATCGATAGAAACATTAGAGTTATTGCTGAAGAAACTATTGCTGCTGCTAAAGCACAGTATCCTTCACTTCAGATTCCTGGTGGAAATATAAACTGTGTACATGACTTAACTGACTTCTTATATGCTATCCAGTGGAACTTACGTCACGGTGGTAATAACAAGGTCTTCCATGCTGCTGAATACTATGTTAACGAAGGTCTAACACATGCTACTGAAGCAACATGGATTATGAATTATGCTAGAGATCTAGCAATTCAGGTAATGAGAAATGAGTCTCTTGCTCTTAACTATGGTGCTGATCCTTCATATGATACTGCTATTGATATTGTTGATATTGCATCTACATCTCACACAGCAACCAATGCTGCTTATAATGCATCAACAGGTCTTCTAACCTTAACTATCTCAGGTCATGGATTTGATGTAGGAAACAGAATTAACATTGCTGACAACTCATTGACATTGACTTGCTCAATGGATAATCAGAGAAGTAATCATGTATATCCAAGATCTACTGACCCTGTTAGTGGACAATGGTTACCAATCGTTTCTAAGACTAATGACACATTTACTGTTAACGTTGGTACATCTAGACTTATTAAGTTCACACCTACTCAGGTCATTTACGAACCTAACACTGGTAACTTAATCCTAACAATAGGACCACACAAGTTAACAACTGGAACTAACATCAAGATATTAGGTAACTCATTAACATTCACTTGTACTCAAGATGCTAATGCTACTAACCACACATATCCTCGTACAACTGACCCAATCTATGATGAACCAGTTGCTATTGTTGGTACTACTGCTAACACTATAACAGTTAACGTTGGTACATCTGTAATTAAGAACTATGATATTCATGGTGCAAACTTTAACCACACAACTGGTAACATCGTTCTTTCAGTTGGTCCTCATGACTTTAGAACTGGACAGAGTGTTAAGTTAGCAACTAGTTCTTTAGTGTTCAGATGTGATGAAGATGCACAAGCAACTGATCACGTATATCCTCGTGCTTCAGCACCTAATGGTCCTGACCCTGCTTGGAATACAAGCATCAATATTGACGCTGTTGGATATACACAACATACACCAACAAATGCAACTTATAATTCATCTACTGGTGTTGTACAATTAACTCTTGCTAATCATGGATTAACAGGACATACAACTCACACTCCAACCAATGCAGTATTCACACCTGCTGATGGTAAGATGGTTGTTACTCTTGCCAATCATGGTTTTGCAAATAACGATAGAGTTAAACTTGCTATTGGAGCGATAACATTTACTTGTGCTTTAGATAATAATGCAACCCTTCATCCATATCCTAGACAGTATGGATCTAATGCACCTGGTGGATCTGACTATGCATTCGATAAGTGGATACAAGTTACTAACGTAACTCAAGACACATTCGAAATCAACGTTGGTATTTCCTCTAACACTACAACTCATACATTTATATCTGCTCTTACTAATGGTCTAACACATGCAGGAGACATGGTTAAGGTTGCAGAAAATGCATTAACATTTACATGCACTAAAGATGGAAACTCTGCTAACAAATCATATCCTAGAACATCTGACCCATCATACGATGAGTGGTTACCTGTTACTAAGATTGATAACAATACTATTAGTATCGTTGTAGGTGACTCTGGTCCTAATGATCAATACACTCACTCATTTGTATCCTTCGCATCTAACGGACTTTGGAAGCAAGACGGAACAATAACATTAGATGTTAACGATGGATCTGGTGCTATATCTAACCAGACAAACCACGTATTCCAGTATGCAGTATCTGGAGCATTGATAACTGGTGGTAACTATACACATACATTTAAGTCTGCAACTGCAGGTGCTGTACAAACTGGTGGTAACTACACTCATGAGTTTGTATCTGCAACAACTAACGGAATTAAGAGACAAGATCCTGCAGGTAATGTAACATTACAAGTTGGAACATCTGGTCCTAATGATCAATACACTCACTCATTTGTAAGTGCCAACTCTGGTGCTTTGATAACTGGTGGTAACTATCAACATAGATTTGTTACTGCAGAATCACAAGCATTGATAACTGGTGGTAATTATCTACACACATTTGTAAGTGCTGCAACTAACGCAGTTGCTGTTGGTGGATCTCCTACTAACTTAACTCCTAATGGAGCAACTTATGATGGCGAAACTGGTAAGTTAGTTCTATCATTTGCTTCAGCACATAACTTAACTAATTCCAATACTATCACAATCGCTGATAATGGATTAAACTTCTCATGTACATTTGATGGTAACTCAACAGTTCATGGATATCCAAGATCTACTGACTATGCATCTGGACAGGTATTACAAGTAACTGAATGGACAACAAACACAATTACAGTTAACGTAACTACAACTCCGATCGTTAACTATGATGTTACTAATGCAACTTATGATGCAGGTACAGGACACTTAGTATTAGACATTGGAACTGTAGGTGTTGCTGCACTTAAAGGACCAACAGCAGGATTGACTGCTACTGATGCTGCATACGACCCATCAACAGGTGTCATGACATTGACTGTTACAGGTCATAATATGGCAAATGGAGACAGAGTTAACATTGCTGACAATTCATTAACATTCACATGTACACAAGGTTCAGGTAACCACTCTTATCCAAGATCATCTGACCCTGCAAGTGGAAACTGGTTAGATATCTCTAACGTAACTACAAACACATTTGATGTACAGGTTCTAGAAAATATTCCTTCTACTAACACCACAACTCATACGTTTGTATCTGCAGTAAATGGTGGAATCACTAAGGCAGGTGAGAACGTTAGAGTTAGAACTGACTCCTTGACATTTACATGTTCACAGGATGATTACGCTACAACTCATACATATCCTCGTGCTAAAGATCCTGCATTCGATCGTCCAGTACCTATCGTTGCTAAGTCTGGTTCTACAATCACAGTTGATGTTGGACAGTCACCTATCGTTACTTACACACCAACAAATGCTACCTATGATCCTGCAACTGGATTCTTAGTATTGACTATCGGTGCACACAGTCTAGTTAATGGAACTACTGCTAAGTTAGCACCTAACTCATTGACATTTACATGCTCAAGAGATGGCAACACTGCACAGAAGACATATCCTAGAAGTGGACATAAGTTTAAGCAATCATTCTATAATGATCTAGATTACTACCCATACAATAAGGGTGATTATGTTATCACTGCTGATAGTGAGACTCCTTTATGTGCTGACGTAGCATCTGCTATTACAACAATGATGGCAATCGTTACTGATTCTATTGCAACTCCTGCATCTCTAACAGACGGTACAATCACTAAGACTCTACCAACAATCTGGCCAGTTAAGTATGCACCTGAAATGGTAGAACGTGACGTTAGCATTACATACTATGCTGATGCAGGTGATAACTGGAATCAGACATGTCCTAACTCTGCTGCTGCGATAGAATCATTAATGAACATCGTTGTTGATACAATCTCTCTTGCTAAAGATGGTGGTGGAAGTCATCTAGATGCTATTGAGAAAGTAGAACCATGGACATTTAACAGAAACTATCAGACATGGACATGTTACAACGTTAAATCTACTATCCATACATTATTCGATGTATTGATGAAGACACTATCAGGTGGATCTAAATCTGATCTTAAGTCTGCACGTCATATACTCTTTAATAAGCATGCGATAACTGCTAGAGCATATGAGAGAACAACTAACCAATATCCTGGTACTGCTGCAACACTTCAGTTTGCTGATGATATGGTTCATTCATTATTGTATGACCTTAACACAGGTGGTAACCAAGGTATGCTTAAGTTGGTTAACTCATGGTTCGATGGTGAGGGTAACTTTATTGCATTCCAAGATGTTGTTAGACAGCACTTACTCTTCTACACAACACGTATTCGTGAATATGTAAAACGTGCATTATATGATCAGAACAATACTACTCAGTGGGATGGTTATGATATCTACAAGGATACAACCAACACTGCTGCTATTGATGCTAGATTTGAGTATGAGTGGGAAAGTACAGAGTTTAGAATTGACAGTTCACTGAACCTTGCATACCATGGTCTAAACAGATCTGCACCTCCATCAAATAACCAAGTTACATTCATCAATAGTACTGATGCTACTAACTTACAGAATCTATATGATGAAGGTGAAGATTATAATACTGATCCAGAACTAGTTCTATTGACACCAACTATCGAAGTTGGATTCGAAAGAAGAGAAAGTGTTGTAAGAGTTACACGTCCTAACTTCTTCTCTCGTGGTGACATCGTTGCTTATATCCCTGCTTCTGGTCAAATAGAACCTGCATTACAAGATCAAAATTACTACTATGTTTTAAACGCTACTGCAGAATGGTTTGAGATTGCTCGTGAGATTCGTCATGATGCAAGATACAGACTCTTCGAACTTGATAGAAATCTAACAGGTCAGCAAAGATTACAAACAGTCGTACGTCAAGGTATTATCGTACCGACTGCAACATACGCAATGCGTGATTTGGATCAACCAATTAGTGCAGGATTTAACACTGCTGACATTCTTATTGGTGCAACATCTAATGCAACATCTGAGGTTATTAGAATACGTAATAACGAAGCAGATATCATTAAACTATACTACAAGTATAACATCGATGCAGCTACAGGTAGATTTACAAATGGTGAAACAGTACAGCAGCAAGGTGCCACATCTAACAATGCTGTAGTTGTTCAGACTTCTGTATTGACTGGTGATGGAACTGACGAAGGTTGGATTTATGTAGAATCATTAAATGGTGCGTTATCCGATAACGCTGTTCTTGAGGGAGTAACTTCAGGACTAACTGCATCTGTAAACGGAACACCAACAACTCGTATGTTGATAAACCTTAATAGAGGTCAGTTTGCTGCAGGTGAGAAAGTCTTTAATAAATCAAATGCTGCTACAGCAGATATTGTTTCCTACGAGAACTCAGCAGGTGCATTGGTAGGTAATACTGGTGGACGTATCACAATCGATATCGAAACTATACAGGAAGACTTTACTGACGGTGATATAATCTATGGTTCTATTACTGATACAATCTTAGACATTGCCAATATCACTGCAGGTGGATTCGAAGCACTAGAACTTAATCAGTATGTACATGCTGTATCAACAATAGAATTAGACATCTCTAGTGTTGTTCGTGATGGTGGTTACAATGGTGACTTTAGTGCAGGTGACACAGTTTACTTACTACAAGGTACAATTATTAAGGAACCTGGTTTCACTGCTGTTGTTACTCAGTACCAAGCACCTGACCCTGCTGCTAACCCTCCAGTTCCACATAAGATGTGGATTGCAAACTTACTACCATATGGTACAGATTCAGATGGCAACCAAGTTACACCTGATGCTGCAGCACAACTTGTAGGACAAGGTACAGCACTTGGTAAGTTTGAGAACCTCAACAACTTCCCAATAATTCTTGCTGAAGCAAGTGGAGCTACTGAAACT